GGCGCCGAAGCGCGGGTGGTCCAGCCAGTGGTCGGGGATCTCCACCACTGCTCCGTCCCGCTTGCGGTACGCGGTGATCAGCGGCATGACGTTGCCTCCTCAGGCGGGGGTCGAGATGAGACGGAAGGGCTCAACCCGGTAGGCGGGGTGGCGGTTCGGTGTCAGACCGCGAGGACCGCGACCGTGACCGATGCGACCGCCGAGTACGAGATCGCGGCCAGGCCGTCGCTGACGGATCGGTACTCCTCGGACAGGGGCACGATCACGTCGGAAGCGGCGGGCACCGAGACGGCGGTGTCCGGGACCCCTGCGCCGTTGAAGACGGTGCCGGTCGCGTCGAGGGTGACCGTCACCGTCCCGGCAGACGCGTTGCGGACCGCCAGCAGGACGTTGGAGCCGACGGGGGCCCGGTCACCGCCGGCGGAGGCGGGGGAGTAGGTGACCGTCCGGCCGGTGGCGGCGCGGACGTTCTGGGAGGCGAGTGTCGCCATGGCAGGGCTCCTGGGGGTGGCGTCGGGGTGGGGTGTGTCAGGTGGTCTGGCAGCGGAACGTGAGCGGCACGTACACCCGCGCAGGTGTCACATCCCGGTCGGTGCCGACGGGGGGTGTGCCCTCGACCTCCCGCAACGGCCCCGCGCCGGGCGTGAGGTGGTGACCCTCGAGGGCTGTGCGGATCAGGTGCACCGCCTGCAGGCACCACGTGGTGGTCCCGGCGGCGACGGTGAGTGGCGCCCGCCACTCCAGGGCCCCGTGAGCGTCACCGTCGAGGCGACGCAGCTCTTCCGCTACCCACCCGGGAGCGCCCCAGGCGACGACGTAGGGGTAGACGCGGCCGGCCGCGTCGGCGGGGAGGGCGTCTGGCACCGTGCCGTCGAAGACGCTCACCGACGTCAAGGTGCGCAGATGCGCGACGAGCGCGTCGTGGAGCACGGCGGGATCGCCCATCAGAGGATCTCCCCTCCCAGTTGCTCGATCGCCCGTGCGAACGGTCCGGAGTGCCGGTCCAGGGCCGGACCCATGTACGCGTGCGGTGCCATGCGCGAGGTGCCGTACTCGACGAAGCGCCCGTAGTTCGCTGCCGGGCCGGTCTGCCCGCCGAGCCCATCGGGGTCGGTGTCGATCCCGATGCTCGAGCGCAGAAAGCCGGTGTCGACGGGTGCGAAGGCCTTCGCGTCGCGCTCGACGTCGAGGAGGGTCTTGGCGACGAGCCGCCGCGCGCGGGGTGCCGCGGTCTCGCCGGCGGCCGTCAGGTCCGCGGAGAGCCGGTTGAGGTCGTCCGCGCCGTCGAACCACACGCTGCCCATCCCGGCCCCCTCAGCTCTGGTTGGTGAGGTCCAGGTCGCACAGCAGGTCCCGGTCGAACCGCAGCGACCCGAACTTCGGGTCCGCGACGGTGAGGGTCTTGCCGACGAGGCGGGCGTCGTCCGGGCAGGAGTCGATGCGGACGCGCGCGCCGACGGGGATGTCGGGGGCGTCGTCGGCGATCGTGACGAGGTAGGGGCGGCGTACGACGATCTGCCCGGCTGCGTCCGCGGCGTTCGCCCCGGAGTTCAGGGCCTGCACCCGGCACGTGCCGGTGTGGATGACGGTGGGGGTGCCCGTGGTCGGCCCCGTGGTGGGGGACCAGTCCCCGGAGCCTCCGGTGCTGATCGTGCACGTCGCGGTCCGCGCGCCCGCGGTGGTGGGACGGTGGTGCCCGGACCAGCGGGGGTGCACCACGCGGGTGCCGGGCAGGGGGCTCACGGCCACACCCCACGCGGGTGGGGTGCGAACTCGAGCACCGTCACCGGGTCGACGACGTCGTCGTCCGCGGTGTCGGCGAGGACCCGCAGCTGAGCGGCGTGAGCGCGCAGTGCGGCGGCGACGGCCGGCCCGTCGGTGCTGAGGTCCTGGGAGCGGATCTTCTTCGACACCAGCGCCTCGGAGGACGCGATGGTGTCCAGGGCGTCCGCGGCCGCGCGTTGAACCGCCGCGACGGGCGCGTCCACGGCGCCGTTGGGCACCCCGTGCATGGCGAGGAGCCCGCGCACCTGATGGTCGTCGAGGAGGAGTGCGGTCTCGTCGACGTCGGCGATGAGGAGCCGCACCTTCCCGGTCGGGGTGGTGTAGTCGATCGGCACGGTGACCTCCGGGTGTCGGGGGCGCAGGACGCGTTCATGGCACGGGGGAAGTCACCGGCGTGGACCCCGCGAACGGCCTTCGTCCGAGGTGAGTGCTGTGCCGGCGGGCGTTGACGCCCTCGACACCGGGAGGGGTTGGGGCTGGGCCGCAGCAGTTGTCTCTCCGCTACGGCCCAGCCGCAGGTCAGGACCCGGTGGAGACGTACGTCTCGGTCGGGATGACCGTCGCCGCGCCCGTGACGTGCCGGACCCGGTACTGGACGGTGTCGTCGTCGAACGACCCGTCACGGGGGTCGATCGCACCGCCGCCGACCTGGGAGCCGGTGTCGGCCTTGACCCGCAGGTCGGGGGTCTCGTACCCGCGCAGGAACCCGGTGACGACCGCCGGGCGGGCGCCGTTGGGGTCCGGGAGCACGAACCAGGTCGTCGCGACCTTGTTGAACCCGGCGGCCACCACCGGCAGCCACGGGTTCACGACCAGCCGGACGACGCCGCGCAGGTAGTTCGGCTCGATCGACGTCACGCCGCCCTCGGTGCGGCGGATCTCCGACGCCTCGACGATCCGGCGTGCGGTCATCTCCAGCTGCGGCGGCACCATGAGCACCGTGCCGCGCAGCACGACCGGCCGGCCGTCGCTGTCCTTCTTCGAGGAGATCCCGAGCAGCGCCGCCTCGAGGTTCTCCGCCGTGAGCGGCACTGCCGCGGGGGCGTTGCCGTTCGCGGACTTGAAGAACGCCGTGTTCACGCCGGTCCCGCCGGTGTTGAACAGGGCCGCCGCGGACACGATGTCCTCGGTCTCCCGGGCCGCGGTCGCGAGCCGGGTGGGGGCGTCGCGGAACGCGTCGAGGTCGTCGTTGACGAGCATCTCCCACGTCAGCGGGAGACGGTTCCCGTACTTCTCGACCTTGAACTCGTGCTCGGCCTCGGCCAGCTTGCGGGCCTTGTACTCCGCGGCCTGCCCGACCTTGTCCAGGCCCGCCCGGCCGCCGAGGAGCTCGACGAGCTTCTTCGGCCGGAAGTCCGGGACGGTCGACCGGCGGGCGAACCCGGCCCACACCGGGGCGATCGCCTGGTACTCGGCCAGGAGCTCCCGGCCGTAGGCGGCGCCGAGCAGGATCGGGAAGTCCGACGTGGTCATGGTCTCCATGAGCGTCGCCTTCGCGCGCAGGTCGCCGTCCAGGACCTGCTGGAACAGGCGGCGGGCCTCCACGATGCGCCGGTTGCGCGGGAGGGTGGTGGTGTTCATCTCGTTGGCCCTCCTCAGACCTGGGCGATGACGACGGTGAGCGGACCGGAGGTCGCGCCCTTGGTGGCGAGGGCGTACCCGAAGAGGGTGTTGCTCGTCGCGGTGGTGGTGAGCGCGGTGATGCGGCTGGTGCCGTCACCGGCGACGTACAGCGGCGTGCCGACGGCGGTGACCGCGTCGGACACCGTCAGGTCGTACGCGCCCTTGCGCCACACCGTGGCGTTGCCGTCCGCGTCGCGGCTGGTCTGGGCGACGCCGACGAGCGACCCGACCTTGACCGGGTCGCCGGCGACGGTGCCGGACGGGACGGGCAGGGTGATGTGGTCCGCGTTGCGGAAGACCTCGTTGGTGGCCATCGGTCACGCCTCCTTGACGGTGCGGCCGCTGATGCGGGCGATCTCGGCGTCGAGCTCCGCCTCGGACAGGTCGTCCGTGCCGCCCTGCTCGTCCAGGCGGGTGGGGGTGCCGAACCCGCGGACGCGGCCGGCGCCCTGGGCCTCGGCGAGCTCTGCTGCGGACTCCTCCGCGGCGGTCTTGAGCGCGGCCTCGTCGACGTCGCCGGACTCGGTCAGCGGGGCGCTGGCCGCGAGGCGGGTGATCGTCTTGGGGGCGGTGACGCGGGCGGCGTCGAACGCCTCCCGCACGACGCGCTCGGCGACGGCGGCGTTCGCCTTCTTGCGGGCCTCGGCGAGCTTCGCCTCGGCCTCCTCGGCGCGCTGCACGGCGGCGGCGCGCTCCGACTCGAGCGCGGTGGCCCGGCCGGCGTCCTTCTCGAGCTGAGCCAGGCGGCTCTCCTCGATCTGGGTCGTTGCCATGGTGTCCTCCTGGGACTCGGTGGCGGTGGACTGCCCGGCCGGACGGCTCGGGACACTGGTGGGGCCGCTCTCGACGGCGTCGGACGTGCCCGCGGTGGGCGGCTCGTCCCAGATGTCGCGCTCGTACAGCCCGGGCGCGTCGGCCTCGATGCGCGCGACGAACGCGGCCAGGGCGTCGCCAATCCCGCCGGAGAGGGTGATCCGCTCGTCGCGGGTGAGGCGCCCGTCGCCGAACATCTCGTCGGCCAGGACGGTGAAGTCGCGGTGGATGCGGGACTCGACCCACTGGCCGACGTTGCGGGCCTCCTGGGTGGTGGTGCGTGCGGACTCCAGGATCTGCAGGACCCGGCCGCCGCGACCGGCCTTGGTCACGAAGTCGACGGAGGTGCCCTCGACGAGGCGGGTGAACACGCGGCCGGTGCGCCCGTCGACCTCGCCGAGGTCGCCCTCGGCGGCGCCGCGGATGGACACCCCGATCGCGTCGAGCATCTCCGCGAGGGGCTGCCGCCACCGGGAGAACACCCGCGCCTCGGCGACGAGCGCGCCTCGCGTCGGGTCCCAGCGGGCGTCCTCCTCGAGCACCGCGACGAGGTCGCGCACGGACCGCTCGGGGCGCTCCCACGTCTCGGACTCGGTCGGGTGGTCCAGGTACATGTGGGTGCCCGCGGGCCAGATGCGGTCCCGGGCGGCCGACTCCAGGACGTCCTGGGCGTAGTACCCGGACGAGCCCCACCCGGGAGTGATGAGCTGGACGAGGAAGCGTCCGGGTCCGTCGGCCGGGGTGAGGGCCTCGGCGACGGGACGGCTTTCCACAAGGGCTACCGACACGGCTGCCTCCAAGGGATGCTGGGCGGATGGATCGGGTCGACGAGGAGCCGCTGCACATGTGGCGGCTCGTCGGGATGCGCATGGGCGACGTCCCCGAACCCGGGACGCTGTACCGGTGCGAGCTGTGCGGTGAGGACCTGCTCGTCCCGCCGCGGGGTGTGCACCCGGAGGAGTGCTAGCCGGCCCGCCGCAGGAGGTCCCGCGCGGGGGTCGGCGCCCACGAGTCCCGCCACCCGGGCGTGGACCGCCGCTGCGCCATGTCCAGCAGGTCCACGGCCCCGTCGTCCAGGGCCTGCAGCCGCGCCGGCCCGAGGATCGCGACCCGGTCCGCCGCCGGGAGGGCGTCGAACACGGCCCGGGCGTCCGGGACGACGTCGGCGGGCTCGTCGATGTCGAACCCGAGCTCGCGCCACGTCTTCGTCTTCGGCAGGCGTGCGCACCGGCCCTGCTGGTGATCCTGCGGTCCCTGCTCGGCGATGTCGTGCTCGGTGCCGTGCATGCCCCAGCACGACGGGCAGGTGCGGGTGTCGAGCTTCGCGAGCCACACCCACCCGGCGACGACGTCCTCGTTCGCGATCTCCACCCCGCGGGCGGCGTCACGGTGCGCGTCGAGCATCTCCGTCCGGGCGATCGTGACCGCCCGGGTCAGGCCACCGTTGAACGCGCCCTCGACACGACGGAGCATCTCCCGGGCGGCCTTGCGGGGGTTGTCCCCGACGGCGACCCCGCGGATGAGGGTGCGGCGCATCGCGTCCTGCGCGGCGACCTCCAGGCGCAGCCGGGCGGAGGTGATCTGCCCGGTGGTGCGCTCGACGATGTTCGCCAGGGCGAGGTCGTCGAGCCGGTTGAACGACGCGACCAGGTCGAGCCGGTTCCCGGCGGCCGCGGGGAACTGGGACGCGATGATCTCCAGCTCGGCGGCCGTCGTGAGGTCCACGATCCGGCCCACCCCGTCGATGACGGTCACCCCGGTCAGCTGCGACAGCTCCCGGATCTGGTCGGTCGCGGCGAACAGCGCCGCGGTGGCGCGCTCGGACCGGGCGATGAGGAACGGCGCCGGCCACGCCCCGTCGACGGACGCCGCGGCGAGATCGGTGAGCGCGTCGGCCCAGTCGGTGCGCAGCTCGTCCCACGCCCGCGCCCACGCCCGGACGACCTGCCGGACGGCGGCGTCGACCTCGGCGTCGATGCGGATCCGCAGGGCGTTGGCGAGGCGCAGGGTCTCGTCGTCGATCGCCACGTCACACCACCGCCGCCGGGTCCTCGCCGCGGCGGAACGCGTCGACGGCGGCCTGCGCGGCGGTCGTGTACGGGTCGACGAACCGACCCTCCTCGTCGAGGAAGTCCGCGAGGACCTCGTCGACGTCCGGCACGCCCAGCGCCTGCAGGAGCAGCTTCACGGTCTGCTCCGGTGGCATCTTCCCGGTGCCGTCGGCCGCGACGATCGCGTCGACGACGGCCTGCACGTCGACCTCGTCCAGCGGCGGCCAGTCGACCTCGATGGTGGTGTCCGTGTCCCCGGCCAGGGTCAGCACCTCCCGGCCGGTGAACGCGTCCCGCTGGATCGTGCCGCGCAGCGGGCCCTGCGGCGCCTTCGCCGCCTGCAGGATCACGTACCCGAGGATCGCCCGGTACGTGTTCGCCCACAGCGACCGCCGCTGCTGGAACGTCAGCCGGGTCGGCAGGTTCAGGGTCTCCGCGACCGCACGCGCCCCGGTCTGCCCAGGGTCGGACAGCAGCGTCGTGACGGGCACCTCGAGGGCGGCGGCGATCATCGCGGCCAGGGGCCGGCCGGACTCGGAGTCGATCGTTGCGCCGGTCTTCGGGATCGCCTCGAGCGTGGTGTCCGGACCGAGCACCGCGGTCGCGCCGACGGTGTTCTCGTTCCCCGCCGGGGCCGCCGCGGCGGGGCGGCGGGCGAGGTTCTCCCGCAGCCGCTGAGCCTTCGAGCCCTTCGACGACGCCCGGAACGCGAACTGCGACAGGGCCTTCACCAGCACGGCCCAGTCGGCGAGGAAGTCCCGGTACGCGCGCGCCCACGACAGGGCCGCGTACGCGTCGCCGATCCCGAACGCCCACCCGTCCAGGCGGTTCACCCCGATGTGCTTGATCGGGGCGTCCCACAGCACCTCGTGCCCGTCCAGGGTCCGGGGGCGGGTCGCGGGCCGGTACGTGATCGCCGGGTGGTAGGCGGTGCGGGCGACGTCGACGACCCGGCCCTCACGAGTGATCTGCCGCTCGGTCCACTGCCGCCGGTAGTACCAGGGGTCGTCCCGGTCGTCAGGGTTCGTGATGACGTCGACGACCTCGTCGAACGGCACCGACCGCACCTGCACGAACCCGGTGCGGGGGTTCGTGAAGCACGCGATGAACACGTTCCCGTCGGTGCCCAGGGCCCGCTCAAGCTCCTCCTGCGCCTGGTCACCCCACAGGGCGTCCCGGTTGCCCTGGTCGTCCATGTGGGCCTGGACGACGGCGTTGACGTCCTGGGCGCCGTCGTCGCCGTTCGCGCGGGCGACGATCTGCACGCCCTGCCCGAACACGTACGCCTGCCGCAGGTTCAGGCCGCGCTTGATGAGGGGGTGCGCGACGGCCATGACGCGGGCGAGGGTCGCGGCCTTCCCGAGGCCGGCGCGGGAGAACCGCTGGTCGGCGTCGGCGCCGAGGCGCTGCCACCCGGAGTCCTCCAGGGCGAGCTCGAGGTCGACGAACGACTCGCGGAGGAGCTCGTTCTCGTGCTCGGCGGCCGCGGCCCGGGCTGCGAGGTCGGTGCCGGTGGACTCGCGCAGGCCCAGCCACGTCAGGACGCCCATGCGGTGCCTCCTTCGTGGTCAGTACCCGCCGAGGTAGGTGTGCGCGTCCTCGTCGACGAAGTCCTGCTCGTCGACGACGTCGCCGCCGGCGAGGGGCATGAGCAGGAGCCGGTTGAGGGCCTGGGAGAGGGCGTCGATGGTGTCGTCGTGCGCGCCGTTCGGGAACGCCCGCGCCTCCTCGAGGAGGTCCTTGACGTTCGGCAGGAGCTCCGCCGAGGGGAGGTGCACGTTCCGGGAGTGGACGAACGGGGACACCGCGGCCGCCCGCGCGTACTTCGACCCCTCCGGCTCGACCGGGATGAGCCCGGGGATCTGCCGGGCGAGGGCGTTGATGACCGCGGGCCCGTTGGCCTTGTCCTCGACGAACTTCGCGGCGGCCTGCGGCCACCGGGCGGTCATCGCGCGGATCGCGTCGAGGGTCTTGGTGAACGACAGGCGGGCGCGGGTCTGGTCGACGAGGTAGGCGTCGGCGCCGATGCGCAGCCACACCTGCCCGACGACGTAGTCCGAGCCCTTCGTGTCCTTGAACGCCAGGTCCCAGGACTGCACGAGCTCGAACCCGGTGCCGGGGATCCACCGGGTGCCGTCGGCGCGTTCGACCCACAGGGGCTGCTCGTAGCGGTCCCACTCGGCCGGGAAGAGGTCCCCGGCGTCGGGGGAGGGGCGGCCCTGGTAGAGGCTGGCCCAGGTGCGGGGGCCGGCGGTGACCTTCCGCGCCTGCCACTGGGCGGTGGTGCGCCCCCGTGCGGAGAGCATGAACTCCCCGGGCTGCCGGCCGAGGGGGTCGGTCTCGCCGCGCTCGGGCCGGTGGTCGGCCTGGGCGGGGATGTTCACGACCCGCCACAGGTGTCCGTCCTCGGCGGCGAGGAGTCGCCCGGCGAGGTCGTCGTGGTGCCACCGGGTGAGGATGAGGATCACGGGTGCGCCGGGGGCGAGGCGGGCGGAGCCGACGTCGGTCCACCAGTCCCAGGCGCGTTCGCGGTAGACCTCGGAGTCGGCCTGCTCCCGGTCCTTGATCGGGTCGTCGATGATCATCAGGTCGACGGGGCGGCCCGTGAGGGCGCCGGCGATGCCCGCGGCGTACACGCCGCCGTCGTGGCCGGCGAGCTGCCACTCGTGCTGCGCCGCCAGGTCCTCGCGGACGGCGAGGCCGAGGTCGTGGCGGTGGGTGGTGATGTCGTCGCGGATGACCCGACCCCACCGGCGTGCCGCGCCGAGCTCGTACGACACGATCGCGATGCGCGTGTCCGGCCGCTGGGTGAGCAGCCACAGGGGGAACCGGCGGGACGCCCGCTGCGACTTCCCCTCCTGCGGGGGCATCGAGATGATCAGCCGCGCGTCCGGGGTCGACGCGGCACGCACCAGCTCGGCGTCGATCAGGTCCAGCGCCGGCGTCTGCACCGTCTTCGCGTCCAGGAACCGAGCCAGGTCACCGGGAGTGGCCCAGCGGGGCGGGGCGGGGGGCTCGAAGGCGCGGGCGGCGTGTTCGAGCCAGGCGAGCGGCACCAGCGCTCACCTCCGCTCGGGTCAGCCTGTGTCGGCGCCAGCTCGAACGAGTCGGCGCCGGAGTTCTTCGCCGAACGGCGTTGCCGAGTAGAAGGACCTTGCGCGGAGCCGGTCAAAGGCTGCCTCCGGATCGAGGTCACGCTCCACGGCGCCGAGGCGCTCGAGCGTTGCCAGGATTGGCGCGAGAGCCGCTCCGTAGCGGTGGAGTTCTAGCCGGAGGAAGGTGTCCTCGGTCCTGTGCGGGCCAAGTCGCGCCAGCGCGGCGACGTGTGGTCGTTCGATCTCGGCAAGGGCGTCGACTACGAATTGCTCGACGTCGAGTTCAACATCGTTCTCAGCGACGAGGCCGCTGCCGAGTGCGCGCCCGAGCGCAACAATCCGGGCTGAGAATCGGGCCGTGGAGGCAGCATCCCCGGCCGTAAAGGCGAGGTGCTTCTTGGCGGGGTCGTTGGACGCTGCGTTCAGGAGCCTCTCGGGGTCGACCTGGGCGTGCACGCTCGCATGCGTCCACATCGCCATGACGCGGTCATTGCGGTTCGTGAGCTCCTCGTGAGAGAGACGCAGCATGCGCGATAGCAGCGGCGCCACTGCCCCGATCACCGCCGCCGACGGTGTGCCCGCCAGAAGGCCAAGAGCGCCATTCGCGACCATGTCATGCACCACGCCACGGAAGGGCTGGATGTCGTTCACCCGGCGACCCTATGACTAAGGCCCGGTCGCTGCAGGGGGCTGGCGACCGGGCCTTCGCGTCTGTGTGCGGGGTCGACGAACACCCCGAGCGGTGACAGTGTACCGCGCCGACGTCAGGAAGCCGCGGCACCCTGTGTCGCGCGCGCCGCGATGTCCCCGAGCCGGTACAGGACCGCCCCGCGCACGTCTCGCCGCGCTCGCCCCTGCTCGTCAACGGCCGGCCGGACGAGGCCGCGCGCGAGCCACTGGTTCAGCGTGTTCCGCTTCACCGCCGGCAGCACCCGGCGGGCCTCGTCCATGGTGACGAGCGCGTCGGGGTGTGTGGCGGGCAACTCGCGGAGGGTGTGGAGGTTCGCGTAGTCCAGGTGCCCGCGGTCCCGCCAGGTGAGCCCGCACCCGGTGCACCGGTGCACGTCGTCCAGGCCTCGTTCGGTCCAGTCCTGCACGATGCGGCCGCCGCAGTGGACACAGGGGACGGGGTCGCGTTCGGGATCGAGGCCGAGGAGCCGGCGGACGGTGGCGCGGACCTGCCGTGCCTCGGTGAGGTACTCGACCCACCCGGAGGCGTCGGGGTTCTGCGCGGCCCACAGGGTGTGGTCGACCAGGTAGGTCGACCACGAGGTGGTTGGGGTGTCGCCGAGGGTGTCGGCCCACGCCGCGGCCCAGCCGACCAGGACGGCGACGGCGCTGCTGGGGTGCTTGGCGGCGGCGATGCGGGTGTCCTCGGGGTCCTCGACGACCCGGTCGAGGCCGAAGGGGAGCCGCTCGTCGTCGGTGGAGGTGGTGATGCGGTCGCGGTCGTAGCGGACGGCGCGCAGGCCCATGATCTCGGCGTGGTGGAACGGGACGGTGTCGATGGCGTCGACGACGTCGGTGACGATCCGCTTCGCCCGGGTCAGGCACCGGTCGCAGATGGTGGAGCTCGTCGCGAGGGGCTGGTCGCACTCGGAGCACCCGCGGGTGGTCGCCGCGCACTCCCGGCACACGTACGTCGACACGGGGTCGGCGAGGGTGCGCTCGGTGATCCAGTGGTGGGTGTGGTCGGTGGCGTTCACAGGCCGGTGATCCTCTCGGTGCCGGGGGCTGGGGGCTCGGGCCGGCGGCGACCGGCGGGCGTCGTGTGGCACGGACAGGAGCACGTCGTAGGGCGGTCGTGCTCGTCGTCCCAGGCGTCGCCGGCGCACGCGTGGTGCTTGCCGGCCTTGCAGTCGGGGTTCACTCGGCTCCTCCTGCGATCAGGCGCAGCTGCGCGGGCACCACGGTCGGCACCAGCTGCTGCTGTTCGGGGGTCAGGTTGAGGGCGTCGAGGATCCGCCGGATGGCCGTCGCGACGAGGTCGCCCTGCTGCTCGGCGAGGCGCACGCGGCGTTCCTCGACGCCGGCCTTGAGGGCGGCCGCGCACACGGTGACGAGGTGCTTGCGCTCGTTCTCGTACAGCACGTACCAGATCGACGGCTTGGCCTCCTGGGTGGTGCCGGCGTCGTCCCCGCCGGTCTTGACCTTCGTGGTGCCCCAGGCGAGGGAGCCGTGTCCGTCGGGGTTGCCGTAGCCGGCGTCGCTGCCGTCAGCCAGGTCGGTGATGGTGTGCGTCGGCGCGGCCTGCAGCTCCTGCACCTGTCGGCGGAGCCACTGCACGTGCCCGGCGGTCCACCGGACCTCCTCGAGGAGGGCCTCGGTGGGGGAGATGTCGACCGGGAGGCCCAGGGTCGCGACGGCGCGGGCGGCGGCGGCTTCCTGCTCGCGGCGGGCCCGGGCGGCGCGGACCTGGGGTGCGGCGCCGCCGTGGACGATGCAGATCTCCCCGGGCTTGCAGGGGCGCCGGCACGGGGCACCGGTGCCCTTGGCGTGCCCGGTGCACCCGGGGTGGGGTTGCCCGCAGCGGGGGCAGGGGTCAGCGCTCATGGCGGGCTCCAGTCGGTCGATCGCACGGCGTGGACATCTGGATCGCGGTCATCGGTCTAGTCGGAGTGCTCGGGGCGGCCGCGCTCGGGCGGTGGCCTATCCCGAGCGCCGACGCTCGCCGGCGGCAGTCGGTGGTCGACGACGTCGCGCTGCTCAAGGAGCTGCCGGCGGAGTCGGCGGCCCGTGCCGAGTGGTCCGAGCACGTGGACGCGCGGCTGCGGGAGCTGATCGAGACGCGCAAGGGCGCACCGGACCTCACCGCCTTCGGCCTCGGCGTCCTCGCCCTGTTGGTCGGGGGCTGGCTGGTGAGCCTCGCGGGCCTCGCGCTGCAGGGGTCGACGGAGTGGGTGTCGTCGATCGCGACGATGCTCGTGGTGATCGGAACATCGGCAGTCGTGGCGGGATCCGCGGTCGCAGCGATCGTGTGGAGTGTGACCGCCGTGCGGGCGTGCCAGCGCGCCTGGCAGTGGTTCAAGGCGCGACGGGCAGCGGCGCCTGCCTGAGGTTGGTCGGTCATGGGCGTGGCTCCTCCGGGTCGAGGCCGACTTCGAGGCGGATGACGTCGTCGGGGACGCCGCGGGCGGTCGCGGCCATGCGGACGAGCCGGTCGATCTGGTCGTCGTGGGCGGTGAGCAGCGGTTCGAGCCGGTCGGCGTGCACGAACCGCGCCCGGTCGTGCTTGGGGAGCCGGTCGAGCTCGTGGCGCAGGGCGGTCGCGAGGTCGGTCATCGGTCGGCCTCCCGCCAAGGGCCGGTGAACGTCACGACGACGCGGCTGACGGGCTCGACCATGACCGGCCCGCCGGGGTAGAACGCGCCGTCGTAGCACCTGGCGGCCTGCTCGCTCGGTGCGGGTCGGACGGTGCCCTTCGGCCCGACGAGGAAGTTGTCCCGGATGGAGCGCTGACCCCACTCGACGCGCTCCGTGCGCTTGCCCTCGACCTCGACGGGGAGATCGAACAGCCCCCCGCTCACCGCCCCTCCCCGCCCGTCTCCACCGGCACCCCTCGAAGGTCGCGCAGCAGTTCCTCGCGGAGCGCGTCGGCTTCCGCCCGGATGTCCACCTCGGGGTGGTCGGCCAGCCATTCGCGGAGCGGCTTGGACGGGAGGTCGTAGGAGGCCCACTCGCCACCCGGGGGCGGGTCGATGACGTTGCAGCCTGTGGTGATGGCCTGTCCTCCGATGCCTCCATGCCACCCGGCGGTGCTGCCGTAGGTCGGGTGGGCGTCGTGGAGCATCAGCAGCAGGGCCGCCGCTAGGCGCGTCTCCGCCTTCGCCTCCTCCTCGCCCTCCTGCGCCACGGGCTGCCCGGACAGGGCGGCGTCGAGACGGTCCAGGAAGATCACCAGCCCCGGCTCCGTGTCGGTCGGCCCATCTGCACGCCAGCCCGCCGCCAGCCCCCGCACGGCTTCGACCACGGCCCGCAGCGCTTCGCCCTCCCGGCGCTCCACCGCGAATGCGGCCTCCGCAGCCTCAGCGCGGGCAAGGGCGGCGTCACGCTCGGCCACCAGGGTGCGCGCCTTCTCCGCTGCCGACTCCCCGGTGATGCGCTCCCCGAGGCCCACGCCGAGGGCGCGACCGAGGCCCTGCAGCCCGGCGATGACGGGCAGCACCTCGGCCTTCCATCGCCGCAGCCTCTCGACCTCCTGCGCCTCGACCGGGCGGGCAGGCAGGGCGGCGAGGACCGAGTCCGTTAGCGCGTCGATCTGCTCCACGGTCAGCGGGCGCCCGATCGGCGTCCCGAAGATGGCCTGCCCGACGCGCTCCCGCGCCACCCGTTCCACGCCCTTCCCGGCGGGAGACGACACAGGGGCGGGGGTGGTCGGTCCGCAAGCGTCGAAGTCGCTGTGGACGCACCCGCAGTACGAGCACCCCACCTGCACCGCGTCCTCATGGCCCTGCGCCACCGCAGCGGCGAGACGGTCGGGGGTAGTCATGACTCCTCCTCGGCGAGTGCGCGGTCGATGAGCCGCTTGCCCTGTGGCGTCAGGTGCCCCTCAGCGACCAGGAGCCGGGCCAGCGCCGCGACCCGCTGAGCCCTGGCGAACTCCACCGGGGCGACGGACTCGATGAGCTGCCCGGCCAGGTGCGCACGGTGTGCGCCGACCTGACGCGGGCTGTTCCACCCGCACGTGCAGCCCTGACGGATCGCGTACCCGCCCTCGTCCTGGCGCGCGACCGGTTGGTGTGCGGCGAGAACCGACTCGATCGTCGCCGTGGTGTCGCACAGGGCGGCGTGCGCAGTCTCGGTGTCCATCGTGGGCCCCTTGGTCATCGCGGCGGTGAGCGTCGCGCGGATCGACCCGCCGACGTCCTCGGTGACTCCGTTGCCGTGGCTGACGAACACGCCGTCGAAGTGGCCGGCGAGGCTCTGCATGGCGGTCACGACGGGGTGCTCGGTGGTGGTGGTCTCACTCATGAGCAGGGCTCCTGTTCGGTGCGGGCCTGGGTGGTGGCGGAGTGGCACGAGCACGGGCACGCGGCCAGCTCGTCGCGCTCGTCGTCCCATGCGGTCCCGGAGCACGCGCGGTGCTTGCCGTCTCGGCAGTCGGGGTTCATGGCCGCGGGCGAACCCTGAGGTCCGCCCGCCGGCGCCCCAACGGTGAGGTCCCGCGCGCGGGCGGGCGGGGGAACGTTCCGGTCGGTGGTGCTCATCAGGCGGTCCTTCCCATGGAGGTCGAGGGGGTCCATTCGCCGGGGCGGCGTCCGGCGGTGCGTGCGTCGGTCCAGGGCCAGTCGCCGCCGCGTCGGATGGCGCGGGGCCAGTCGCGTTCGTCGCGGTCGCCGCGCCAGCGGACGAGGTGGGCGAGGTCGGTGTCTTCGTGGTCCAGGGCGATGCCGAGGCCGAACTCGGGCCAGCCCATGAGCGCGGAGGACCCGCGGGGGCGCAGGTCCCGGTCTCCGCCGCGGGTGACGGCGTGGCCGGCGTGCGCTTCCATCACGAGCGCGAGGCCGCGGTCGCGCAGGGTGTCGAGGGCTGCCAGGAGCGGTGCGGCGTCGTCGTCGCTGTTGATGGCTCGCGGGATGAGCCGGTACAGCGGGCCGATGAGCAGCAGGTCGGGGGTGTGCTCGTCGACGAGCCGGTGCACTTCGCCGAGGTCGCGGTCCGTGGTGATGTCCAGGCGCTTGGCGTTCCACACGTGCATGGCCTGCGCGGGGTCGATCTGGCCGTGCATCCGGGCCTTGACGGTGAGCGGCCGGGCCTTGCGCCGCCACTGCTTCTCGGTGTTCTCGGCGTCGACGACGAGGGTTCGGACGGGTTCGATCGTGCGGAAGGTGATCGGGTGCAGGCCGGCGGCGGCGAGGATCGCGATCTGGCGGGTGAACGTGGACTTCCCGGCGCCTTCGCCTCCGGTGAGGATGAGCCGGTCCTGGCGCTCGAGGAGCTGGGGGATCAGCCAGTCGTACTCGTCGGAGCCGTCGAGGATCTCGGCCAGGGTCTTGGCGTGGGCGTGGCCTGCCTGGCGGTTGGTGCTGCGGACGTGCTCCCACTCGTCGCGGGCGTGGGTCATGACGGTCGCGAAGTCCTCGGCGGCGTCGGCGAGCTGCATGGCGCGCATGCCGAACTGCGCGAGCCGGCGGCGCCCGGCGGCCTCGGCGACCTTGCGGGCGTAGAACGCGACGTTGGAGGCGGTGGGCGTCTCGGCCATGAGGCCGTGCAGGGCGGGCCCGTCGACGTGGTTCATGCCGCGCTCTCGGGCGGCGGTCATGACGGAGATCGGGTCCACGGGCAGCGCGGCGGAGCGCAGGCCGATGATGAGCTCCCACAGCCGGGCGAGGGCCTGGTTCTGGAAGTCGTCGGGGGTGCAGTGGTCGAGGGCGAAGCGGACGGACTCGGGATCCAGGAGGGCGGCGCCGACGACGGCGCGCTCGTTGGCGTCTGCGGGGGTGCTCACCGGGTCCTCCACTGGTCGATGACTGGTCGTCGACCGAGAGCGGCGGCACCGGTGGCCGCGTCACGCGGCGGCAGCGGCTCGTCCTCCCAGCCGCCGCGTCCGAGCCAGGTGGCCGGGTGAGGGATGAACTGCTTCTCGGGGAGGTTCGGGTCGGCGGCGAAGCGCTTGGCGCCGAGGATCACCGGCTCGGCTCCGACGCGGCGGGCGGCCTTGTCGAATGCGCGGCGCGCAGCGTCCTTCCCGACCTTGCGTGGGTAGTGCTCCCAGAAGGCGTCGAACGCTCGCGCCGTCGCCCGCGGAGCGGGTGACGAAGAGTCTTTCTCCCCTGTTCCCCTGTTCCCCTGTTCCCCTGTTCCAGGCGCGAGGGCTCGCGAGGGCTCGCGAGGGCTCGCGACACTCTCGCGAATGACGGACTCCTTGTAGTTCATCGTGCCGTCTGGCCTGGGGAAACGTCCCGCCTGGGGCTTGTCCACGCGCTGGATGGAGTCCCACGACGAGACGTAGAGCAACGGCTGCCCATCGACCTCGTAGCGCCACACCAGTCCGGCCTGGAGGAGGCTTCCGATGGCTTCGGACACCCTCGCGAGGACTCGCGAGCCCTCGCGAGCGAGGTCCCTGGGGAACAGGTCGGAGACGATCAGCTCGACGTCGTCCTTCCCGACGCCGTTGTCGTCCACGTAGGACTCGAGCCCCTTGAGCACCAGCCGGGCATCCCAGTCGACGGAGGCGACCGTGCGGGAGCGCCAGAACTCGGGCTTCGTGGATCGGATGCGCACGGTTCAGACCTCCCGTGGTGGTCGGGTGTCGGCGGCGTACACGGCGAGGGCGTAGGCCTGCCAGATGTCAGCGTGGAAGCCGTGGAACCAGCCGGGCGCGGCCTTGGTGCCCTTGCCGTGGTTCCGGCCGCCGGGTGCGAAGCGGTCGACGAGGGCCTGGCGGACGTTGGAGTCGGACGCCTTCGCGCAGTGGCAGTGGTGCACCTTGACCGGGAGCCGCTTGACGAGCTCGACGTCGTCGACGGGCGCCGCCTCGAGGAACCGGCCGATCCACACGCACGTCTCGAAGACCTCGGCGCCGACGGCCATGCCGTAGGAGGCGACCATCTCGATCACGAGCCGGTCGGCAGTGATGAAGCGGTCGAAGCCGTAGTCGCCGCGCAGGAGCCCGAGGAGCTCCTCGTTGGGGGTCTTCCCGAACCGCAGCGGTCGGCACGTCTCGGTGTCGATGAGGACCCAGCCGGACTCGGCGTTGCCGGGGTCGATCGCAAGGATCGTGCTCACGCGCTCGCCCCCTGTCGGTCGGCGAGGTACTCCTCGACGTGGCGCAGCATCGGCACGCCTTTGGTCCGTCCCCAGGCGCGCACGTCGGCGGCAGTGATCCCCGCAGCTTCCATGCGCGCCTTGACGATCGCGGCGCCCCTGAGGGCGGGTGCAGCGGGGGCGGTGCGGTTGGCCTGCCGTCCGCGGCGCCGGCGGATCTTCTCGCGCTCGGCGGTCGTCGTGCCGCCCCAGATGCCTTCGGCTCGGTGGCCGAGTGCGACCTCGAGGCAGTCGGTCGCGAGCGGGCAGCGCGCGCAGACGGCCTTGGCCCGCGCGACGTCGGCGGCCTGGGACTCGAAGGGGAAGAAGACCTCCGGGTCGACGCCGATGCAGGCTGGTCGCGGCTGGTCGCTCATGCCGCCTCCTGCTCGAGGTCCAGCGGCGTGCCGGTGATGCACTCCACGAGCGCGGCGACGAGGACCTCCGCGGAGGGCGGGGTGACCGCGTTGCCGAGCTGCTTGACCTTCTGCCGCTTGGACCCGAGCACGACGTAGTCGGGGACGAACGCCATCCCGGCGTGGATCTCGTGAGGCTCCAGCATCCGGAACAGGCAGTCGTCGACGACGGCATCCCACTCGGCGGCGGTCAGGAGCGCGTCGCCCTGGATGGTCGTCTGCGTGGGCATCGGCCGGGCGAGGTCGCGCACGCCGGCGTCGTGGGCGTACAGGGCGCCCCACGTGAGCAGGGACTGGTGGCCCGCGGTGGTGATGGTGCGCATCGCCTCGGCGGCCGGCGTGGACATCTGCCCCTGGTCGCCTCGCGCGGTGTTGTTCCGCATGACCAGCGGCGGGATGACCAGGCCGTGGTGGTTACCCGACGCGGTGACGGTCGCGAGCGCCTCGTCGGTGGTGTGCGCGACCGAGCCGCCGCCGCGCAGCTCGCTGACGAACGAGGGGATGACGACGCCGGTCTCGTTGCGCGCGGTCTGGGTGCGCATCGGTGCGTGCACGTCGGACGCCTGCTTGCCGACCCGACCCTCGACGGGGATCAGGAGCGGCGGGATCGCGACCGCCTTGGTCAGGGCGGTGTGCAGGGTCTTGAGCGGCTCGGTGTCGGCGGGCCAGACCCGGGAGTAGGCGTCCGGGTTGCCGTGCTGCTTGTGCTTCGGGTCGTGGGAGTCGTACTGGTTGCCCCCGGCCTCCAGCACGACGGGCCGCGCGTACCGGCGGGCCCCGGCGGCGATGCGCGCACGGGTCTTCGTCGCCAGAGGCCGCGCGCGGTCTCCGATCCGGGTCCCGGGCAGGCTCCAGTCGATCGCGGCGGCCGCCGGGACGAACGTCGGCTCGACGAGCTGGCCTCGGCAGGAGACCTTCGGGCAGCGGTAGTCGTACTGCTGGCCGTAGCGGCCCATGTCGTTGCCGGGCCGACGCCACACCTGGACGGCCGCGATCGTCTGCTCGCAGGACGGGCACCACGCGCTCGGGCGCAGCCAGCGGTCCCAGTCGGGGTCCCGGCCGATGGACTCGTGCCAGTAGGCGAGGTACAGCCGGTCGCGGGACTGCGGGGCCCGCGGGGTGCGCACGGCCTGGGCGTGCATCGAGTTCAGCGCGATCAGGCGCGTGCGGTAGCCGAGCCGCTCGATGCGGCCGCGCCAGGTCAGCCAGTGCTCCCACTTGCGGATGTCCACGACGTTCTCGACGACCCCGGCGAGGACGGGCCGCTGCCGCAGGTGCATGCCCTCCAGGTAGCGGATGACGTCCTGCATGAGGGCCCGGGACCGGGCGACGTCGTCGGCGATCTCCGGGTCTCCGAAGAGGCCCGGCTGGGCGTCGAAGTCGACCGGCTTGCCCTTGGCCTGGGACCAGTTCGTGCACTCCGGCGAGGCCCAGAAGATCTCCGCGTAGGGGTGGCGGGCGACGTCCAGGTCGCGGATGTCGCCGCGGAAGTGCTCGACGTCGGGGAAGTTCGTGGAGTGCGTCTCGATGGCGAGCTGGTCGTGGTTGGCCGCCAGCACGGGGACGATGCCGGGCACGGCGTGCGCGCCCTGGGTCGCGCCGCCGGCGCCGCAGAACCAGTCGTTCAGGCGCAGGGTGTCGCCGCGCGCCATCACCAGTCGCCCCCGTCCGCTGGTGGGCCGGCGTGGAGTTCCACGTGCGACGGGGCGCTGGTGTCCACGCGCTCCACGTCGGCGTCGCGGTCGTCGATGACGAGGTGCAGCGGCACGTCGTCGTGCACCCCGTCGAGCTCTCGGCGCAGGTCGCCGACCGTCCTGGCCCTCACGAGGCCTCCTCCTGTGCGTGTTCGTGGGCGACGAGCACGGGCTCGCCGTAGGCGATCTGCACCAGCTCCGCACGGCGCAGGCGCCACGAGGGGTTGCCCGTTGCGCCGGTCGAGCGGCGGCGGTGGATCTCGATGACCCGGGTGAGCGCGTCCTCGCGGGAGGTGGCGGCCACGGTGACGCTGCCGCCCTTGGTGCCCGGCGCGGTGTACGGCACCGCCCATCGCTGGCCGCTCACCGCGATCCCTCCGCCATGCGGATCGGCACGAGGACGAAGTCGACGCCGTCGATCACGGCGCCGTCCGCGTCGGCTGGTCGGGCCCGGAACGGCAGCTGCGGGCGGGTGCCGGGCTCGATCTGCACCTGCGGCCCCGGCAGGGCGCCGAGCAGGTCCGAGAGGTACTCGCCGCTGACGGCGATGCGCGTGTCGGCGTCCCCGTCGGCGTCCAGCACGGCGGAGGCGTCCCCGGAGTCGCCGCCGCCGCTGACCTCGACCTGGCCGGGCGTGAAGTCCAGCCAGATCGGCTGCGCGCGGTCCAGGGTCAGCCGCGCGGCCGCGACGGCCTCGGTGAGGTCGGCGCGTGAGACGCGCGCGCTGGTCCCGGCGAGCTTCGTGGCGTCGATGACCCGCTCGACCTGCGGGTACTGCCCGGCGATCTGCACGAGGGTGCTGGAGCGGTCTGCCGACGCGATGGTGACGTGCGAGTCGTCGGCGCCGATCTCCACCGGGCCGCTCATTCCGCGCAGCGCGCCGGTGATCGCGGACGAGGCGACGAGGGCGGTGAAGTCCTCGCCCGCCCACGGCCTGGACATCCTCGCGGCGAGGTAGCGGTTCGTCGCCACAGCCTTGAGCACGCCGCCGGAGGCTGACAGGTGCACCGCGTAGAGGTTGAACTCGCCCTTCGTGTCCCGCGCGGCCGCGACGCTCACCCGGCTGAGGAGGTCGGCCAGGTCGTCGGCGTCGAGCGTGCCGGCCGAGGGTGCAGCGGGCGGGACGTCGGGGTACTGGTCGGACTCCAGGCGGCGCAGGCGGAACACCTGGCGTCCGGCGGACAGGGTGACGACGGTGTCGTCCACGGTCATGGTCACCCGCCCGGTGAGGCGGCCGACGGCGTCGGCGAACGTCCGGCCGTGGACGAGCACCGGGCCGTCGAACTCCGACGGAGCGGTGACCCCGGCGATCGTGTACGCCTCGAAGTCGAACGCGGACATCGACAGCAGCCCGTCGCTGGCCCGCAGGGCCATCCCGGCCAGGATCGGCACGACCGGGCGGGTCGGGATCGTCCGGGCGACCCACTGCGCGGCTGCCTTGAGCTCGCTCGCCGTGATCGCGACGGTGGCCGGTGCGGTAGTCGTGGTGCTCACCAGGTCGCTCCTGTCTCACTGGTCTCGAGTACGGGCAGAACGGGCCATTCGCCGCGCACGTCCTGGGGCTTGCCCTGGCGGGCGAAGTAGTCGGCGAGGTACGCGCACTGCTCGGCGCGCCACCCGATCTGGGCGGCGTGGAGGCGCTCGGCGGGCGGGAACGGCGCTCGGGCGCCCATGGCGCGCACGACGTGCACGGCGGCGATCGCGTCGGCGGACGCCTCGTGCGCGTCGTCGAGGGTGACGCCGTACACCTCGCAGCAGGCGGCGAGGGTGCGCTTGCCCTTGCGGTACCGGTCCAGCTGCTTGTCCAACACGAACGGGTCGACGACGACGGCCGGGACGAAGCGGTCCAGGCCGTACCGGGTGCACTCCCGGTCCAGGACGGTGAAGTCGTAGTAGGCGTTGAACGCGACGAGCGGGATCCCCTGGTCCTGCCAGGCACCGAGTGCCCGAGCGACCATCGCGACGCCGTCCGCGGCCGGCACCCCCTCAGCGCGGGCGCGCTCGGTCGTGACGCCGTGCACCGCGGTGGCACCGGCAGGGATCTGCACGCCGGGGTCGACGAGCAGGTCCAGGCGGTCCTCGGCGGTGCCGTCCGCCTCGACGAGCGAGGCGTGCGCGGTGACGATCCGCGCGTCCTCCGGATCCGGGCCCGTGGTCTCCAGGTCGAAGGCGACCAGCGGGCCCTCCCACCAGGCCGTCACCGCGCCGCCTCCTGCCCGGCAAGCCACGCCGCGTCGGCCTCGGGGTCGAGGAGCTCACCCGTGGCCGTGTCGACGTCGCCGTGCTCGGTCTCCTCGGTCGGGTGGACCTCGATGAAGTTCGGGGTGATGTCGTCCAGGTCGCGGGTGACGTCCTCCCCGGTCCGGGTGGACTCGTCCAGCGCGGCCGCGGTCGCGAGGTTGTGCAGCTCGGAGGACAGCGGCAGCCACCGGATGAGCTGACGGACCGCGGTCTTGCGGGCCATCGCGTCCCAGTCGGTCTTCCACGGGCCGTTGTTCGACGCCCGGGAGCGGGTGCGGATCTTCTCGATGTCTTCCTTCGAGAGCACCACGAACGCGGACCCGCCGTCCTTGAGCACGGCAGCGGCGTACACGGCGATGACGTCGCCGCGGCCGGTCAGCGCCGGCTTGTGGCGCAGGACGGGCTCCAGGCCGTAGGCGTAGTCGAACTCGTCGTGCTCGTGCACGGTGTGCGCGGCGATCGACTTCATCTGCCCGGACTGCCACGCGAGCTTCACCAGCCCGCGGTACCCGGGGATGAACGTGACCTCCTGGCCGTAGGGCACGAAGTACGCCTCCCCGAGCGGCCCGGGCTCCAGGCCCAGCTGCGCGGAGGTCATGAGCGCCCCGAGGAACGACTGGGGGTTGCAGCGGGACAGCTGCGGGGTCTGCCGCAGCACCGTCAGGGCGATCCGTGCGAGCCGGTCGGGGTCCATGTGCTTGGGCAGCGCGCGGGCCATCTGCGGCTTCATCTGCTCGATGAGCCCGGCCAGGGACTGCGGCTGCTCGGTCTGGGCGACCGCGTTGTCCTGCACGCGGCGGCTGAGGTCTCGTCCCATGTCACTTCTCCTTCACGATGTGGAGCCGGCGGTACGGCGCGGGGCGCGTGTACTGCTCGACCAGGTCGGGGTGGTCTGCCGCGAGGGCCTTGCCGTTGAGGCGGTGTGCGGTGATCTGCTTGCGGGTCGCGACCGGGTGGCCGTCGACGGTGAGCGCTTCCGCGGCGCCGATGAGCGCGACGAGCTCGGCCTCGGCGGTCGCGGCCTGCTGCTGCCCCGCCTTCTCCATGGCCTTGCCCGCGGCGCGGCGGGCGAGGATGTCGCGGACCCTCGCGGCGTCGGTGGCCTCGACGGCGTCGAGCTCGACCGTCCGGTACTGGTCCTTGACCACCTCGAGCGCGTTGGGCTCCATCGGTGGGGCGACGTCTGCGAGGACGTGCTCGGTCCAGAACCGCTCCTCCATGCCGGTGAGCACGAGGATCAGGTGCTCGTCGCGCTCCACGCGGCGGAACTCGAAGCGCCGCCCGTCGATGAGGACCGCGACCCAGGCGTGCGACCGGCCGGTCACCGCGAGGGCGTGCTGCACCTGGACCTCGGCGTGGTCGGCGACCTGGTCGTCGTCCCACTCCTCGGCCATGCGCCAGTTCGTGGTCTTCGCCTCGAACAGGCCACCGTCCGCAGTCAGGCCGTCGACGGACACTCGCTGCCACGGGTGGGTGCGGGAGACCATCAGCCCGGCGCGGCGCACCGGGATGCCGGTCTCCTCGGTGAACAGCTCCCGCACGACCGGCTCCAAGACCCGGCCCATGCGCATCTCGACCGTCTCCGGTCGCTCCGGGAGACGCCCGGTCTTGTCCAGCCACAGCTCGTACCGGGAGGACCACCGGTTGACGCCGGCGATGGTGGAGGCGTCGGACCCGCCGATGCCTCGGCGGCGCTCGGCGAGCCACGCGTCGCGTGGGGCGTCGGCGGGGAGGGTCTGGACGGCGTCGGGGCAGGCCCACGCGCCGCGGCGTGTCGTGGTGGTGCTCACGGGCGGTGTCCCTTCCGGTGGTGGTCGCACGCCCACGCGATGAGCGCGGCGGCGAGGAGGCAGAGGAGGAGGTCGGTCACGGGTGGCCGCCGGGGAGGTCGAGGTCGCCGGTGGTGACGGTGGCGTCGTCGCGGACGTCGCCGGACCGGCCGCCGATCCACAGGCGGGTGCGGTGGCGGTCGGGGTGCTGCTGGACGTCGGACAGGCCGCCGGTGACGGTGCCGCGGTCGGTGGTGACGGTGAGGCGGGTGCCGATGTGCTGGGGGCCGAGGTCCCCGGCGCGCAGGTGCTGCAGGCGGGCGGTCATCGCGCACCCCGCAGGACGGCGATCGCGCGCTGGACTTGGTCGAAGAGCTCGGCGTTGCCGCCGGTGTCCGGGTGGGCGTTCCGCTGGGCACGGCGGGCGACGACGTCGAGGTCGAGTCGTCCCGTGAGCAGCGCGTCGACGTCGTGGGCGACGGTGCGGTCGCTCGCGGTGACGCCTGCGGCGCGGAGCACGACCTCGGCGGCGCGCTCTCGCGTCATGGGGGCGTCGGGCACGACCGCTGCCCCGCCGCCGATCTGCCGCCAGCCGGTGTACTGCTCGGCGCGGCGGGTGATGCCGTACCGGTCGACGGCACGCAACGCCTCCAGGCCGAGGGCGATCGAGCGGACGTTCTCCCGCCACCCGTCGACGGAGTCGCACTGGTAGACGAGGTCGCCGTGCTTGGACCCGAACGCCAGGCGGATGCCCGGGTCCTGCGGCTCGCGGGCGTTCGAGCGGGGCAGCCCGTCGAGGCGGAGGTCCTGCTCGCGGAAGTCAGCCTCGAGCACGACGTCCCGGGCGTCCAGGTGCTCGAGCTCGCGCTCGAGGAGGTCGAGCGTGGACTGCCAGCCGGCGCGGAACGCCCACCGGGACCGCCGCTGGTGCGCGGGGGTGCGGGGGCCGTCCCAGCCGGACAGGGGGCGGGTCGTGTACCTCACGACGTCACCGCCGTGAGCTCGTCGAGCACGACGCGGCGGGCGTGGACGACGTGGGAGCCGCCGACGTAGAGCCGGTCGCGCTCGGCCCGCTCCTTCTCGCGGAGGTTGCCGACACGGTCCTCGATGCCGTGGCGGTCGTCGGTGCACAGGCACACGAGCCAGCCCTCGACCTCGGTCAGGCCGACGTCGTGCAGGGTGGCGATGCCTGCGACCTGGTCGCGCCAGGTGCGCTCGGTGGTGGTGGCGGGGCTCATGCGGCCTCCTTCGCCGGGCACCCGTGGACACGGGCGCAGGTCGGGCAGTCGTGCGCGAGGCACGGCTCGTCGGGGCTGCAGGTGCAGTCCGCGGGCGGGCCCCACGGGTCCGCGTCGAAGCCGACGCACGCGGGCTGGGTGGGCGGCTCGTAGTCCGCCCACGACGTCCCGGCCGGGAGGGGGCGGGTGAGGGTGAGGCGGGCGGCGGGGGAGAGGTCAGCCACGGGGACCACCGCCCTCGACGATCGCCTTGGCCTCAGCCGCCTCGGCGGCTGCCGCCTCGCGGAGGAACCGCTGGTACTCCTCGAAGTGCTCAGCGATGAGCCGTTCGGTCGCCACCTTCCGGATGCGCCCTGAGATGGAGAAGTTCGGCTCCTCCCGGACGTCGCGCGCCGCGTGATTGGCGCACAGCGGCTGGACGACGGTGCGCGGGGCACGGCGCAGCTGCTCCATGGTGATGACCCGGCTCTTCACCGGCTGGCCGCAAGGGATCGCGGCACGCTTGGCGAACTGGCACGTGATGCCGTCGCCCGGGCGCCAATCGCGAAGCGTGCTCACGAGGCCACCGCCGCGTCCCGCTCGGCGTCGTGGTGCTGCTCGGCGATCGTGGAGCGCAGGGCGTCCAGGTCCCCGGCCTCGCCGGTCGGCAGGTCGTCCTCGTCCAGCTGCAGCAGCGGCCAGTCGGCGGGCGCGCGGTGCGCGGGGCCGTCCTCGCGGGTGGAGGAGGTGTACGCGGCGTCGTCGTCGAAGGACCTCTGCTCCAGCGCCTCGGCGCGGGGGTCCCAGTCGCCGCACGGGCGGCGGGCGTCGCGACGACGACGAGGGGCGAAGAACGCGTCGCGCTCGGCCGGGGTCATCGCGGCGTACTGCGCGGCGGCCGGCGGGAAGAGGCGGGGGTGCGTGGTGGTGATCGGGTCCATCGGTAGACTCCTGTCGTTGTTCGGTGAAGCCCGGTTCTGCTTGGCGGTGGGGCCGGGCTTCGTCGTGCGTGGGGGTCAGGCGCGCTTGGCGGCCTGGCGCTGTGCGGACAGCGGTGTCATGGACAGCGGGTCCGCGGTGCGGTGGCGGTTCTCGTACCGCTCGATGTCGGCGAGGTCGAAGCGCCACAGGCGGCCGACCTTGAGGCCGGGGATGCGCCCGGCGTTCGCGGAGCGGGTGACCCAGTCGCGGGAGCGGCGCAGTCGCTGAGCCACCTCGTCGGGGGTGAGGCGCGTCGGGGTGTCCACGTCAGGCCGGGACCTTCTCGTCGGCCGGCAGCACCTCGAACAGGTCGTCGAGGGTGACGTCGGCGAAGGCGAAGGTCGCGACAAGCGCCGCGATGAACTTCCCGCCGGGGGCCTGCAGGCCCCGCAGAACGCGGGAGACGGTGGCGGGGTCGACGCCCATGCGCCTGGCGAGCTCGTCGTCGGTCGTGATCTGGGCGAGCTTCCGGTACTTCGCGAGCTCGTCGCTGCGGAGTCGGAGCGTGGCGACCATCCGTCCTCCTTCCTGGGCTTCATGGCCGCTGACCTCGTGTCTTGCGGCGATACCTAGGAATGTACCCATGCACATGCAAGCGTGCAAGCACGGCTCGTCACGATTTGGTAACGCACCACCGCTTGGGTGAACGCAAGGTGTGCTGACCTGCGGAAAGACAGACGGTGTAACTTGGCGGCGCGAACAGTTGCGCGGATGCAAGGCCGCATGAGCCCCGCCTGGAGCCGTTGATGAGCACCTACCGTTCGGGCATGACCTGGACCGAGTACGTCAAGGCGACGGCCGGAGCTGACCTCCAGAACGAGATCGCTCGGAAGATGGGCGTTGACCAGTCGACTGCCTCGCGGTGGCTCAGGGGCGCACCTGCCGGCAAGCCGTCGAACGTGGCGGCCTTCGCGAAGGCCTACGGGCGCCCCGTGCTCGAGGCCTTCGTCGCGGCCGGCTTCCTGACTGACGACGACGCGCACACCCAGGTCACGATCACCCGGCACGAGGACCCGAGCGACGAAGAGCTGCTCGACCTACTACGGCGCCGGCTCGACCGCGACCAGAGGAGCAGTGATGGACCCCAGTCCGCCCCCATGACCGAGCATGAACGGGTCGCGCTCGAGCTCCTGCGTGAGCTCGGCGACGACGTGACCCTCGGCGAGCTCCGTGCGACCGCCGCAGGCCTCACCCAGCCCATCCCGCGCCCGGGTGTTGACGTCGCCGACCTCGACCAGCGACGGCAACAGGCCACCCGGCCCGTCCCCGACGTGACGAAGCACGCCGCCCGGCGCGGGAAGCTCGAGCAGACCGAGCCGGGGACGGAGCAGGGGGAGTCGCTGGACCCGGATGGGCACGACCCGGCATGAGGGACACCTTCTACAGCGGGTCCTACAAGAGTGGTTACGAGGGGGACGGACCGCCGATACCCGACGGAGCGGTCCTCACGCAGTACGGGTCCGCGGCGGTACCAGACGGCCAGGTGTTCCGATCCAAGCCGCGCCACCCTCGGGAGTTCGAGCTGTCCATGCTCCTGGGTGACGTAGGTCTCGACGCCGCGGTCAAGTACGTGCGGAAGCGGGCGGTTGAGCCGAACGACCGCATCCGCACTACGACCGCTGGAAAGCTGCGAGAGTTGGGCTTCCGCGTCATCCACACGCCGAGCGTCAGGATCCCGATCCACGTCTCGGTGACCGTTCCAACAGGTCACGTCGAGTGGGATGATGCTCAGGAGTTCGCGTTCTCCAGCGCGTTTCCGCCGATGGACGAGGGAGGTGCCCCGTGGCCACGATGACGGACCGATACGTGCTTGACACGTGGAATGGGCGACCCACCGAGTGGATGTCGGTCGAGGACGGCGAGCCATACCTGCACTGGCTGATCCTCGGGCAGGCCGAGCCGTTCGACGTCTGGGTGAAGATCCACCTCCCCTGGGCGCTGGCTGACAGCATCTACAACGACGAGCCGGCCGGGCAGATCACTCCAGAGCAGGTGCTGGAGTCGCTGCCGGGCGAGCGCGCGGTCTTCGCGCTGCAGGACGATGCCGGCACGAACATCGTGGGCGGCGTGACCAACCCCGGCGGCGAGGACGCCCTGAGGGTCCTCCTGCACGAGTTCATCGGCATCATCGTGGCGTCGACTTCTCCCAGCACCCGCGAGACGACGGCGCTGGCGCAGCGGCGCATCCAGGACATCATCGACGTTGCCTAGCTTCCTGGCGCTCGCTCGCCTCAGGCTGGTGCGCCCCTGTGTCAGTGCCGCCACCTACGGTCGGCCGCACCATGACGTACCACCCCTGGCGCGAGCTGCGCACGATGCCGCACCTCACCATCGAGTGGGCGGAGCTGCCTGACGGGTACCTCGCCGTCTCCGACGAGGACACGATCTGGATGGAGCGCCGGCAGCGTCAGGCGCAGCGGCGGGCGACACTCACGCACGAGCTCGTGCACCGCGCTCACGGCGATGTCGGCTGCCAGCCGCCCGCCGTCGAGGCGCAGGTGGAGGAGATCGCCGCGCGCAAGCTCATCCCGCTCGCCGCGCTCGCCGAGGCGATCGTGTGGGCGATGAGCGAGGAGGAGCTCGCCCTGGACCTGTGGGTTGACCTCGGCATGGTCCGCACCCGCCTGGCGACCCTCACCGACGAGGAGACCGCCTACATCGACGACGTCATCACCCGCAGAGAGGCAGCCCTGTGACCGCACCACCGCCCACCATCGACGAGGTCCGCGCCCGCATGGACGAGTTGCGTCCGCGGGTGATGCGCGCCGGCGCCGCCCGCCAGGACGTGCTCGAGTACCAGGCGCTCGAGGACGAGCTCGACGCGCGCGGCGGGGACCGTCTGGCCGGCGCGATCGTCTGCCAGCTGGGCGGCGAGGGCCCCGTGGACCCGTTCCCGGAGGAGCCGTGCTGAGCGAGCGGGACCGCGCGGTGCTGGACATCGAGCGCGCGTTCTGGCGGCACGCCGGGGCGAAGGAGGCCGCGGTGCGCGAGCGCCTAGGGCTGTCGCCGGCGCGCTACTACCAGGTCGTGAACCGGCTGGCGGACGACCCGGCGGCGGTCGCGGCGGAGCCTGCCGTGACCGCGCGGCTACGGCGGTTGCGGACGCCGAGAGGCCGTTACCCAGGTAACACATGGGCCGACATCTGAGCACAAACGCCGACGCGACGGATCGGCCTCGGGAGCACGTCAGAGGGCTATTCTGAGCACGAAATGACGTTACCGGCCCTCGGGTTCAAGTCCCGTTAGCCACCCCACAGCAGCGCGACGGCCCGGTCCGGTACGAGTTCCTCGTCCGGCCGGGCCGTTGTCGTGAGGGGGCAGGGGCGACGCCGTCGGCCGTCCTCGGCGCAGCGGGTGAGTGCGCCCGGGCACCGGGACCTCGTGCGGTGCGGCCGAGGTGTCAGCGGGGCACGCGCACCGAGGTCGCGACGACCTGGGCGGCGATCTCCCTGGCGGCGGACGAGTCCGGTCCCGGCTGGGGGACGAGCATGGCGGCGCGGTAGTAGCGCAGCTCGTCGATGCTCTCCAGGATGTCGGCGAGGGCGCGGTGCCCGCCCGTCTTCTCGGGCGAGGCGAAGTAGATGCGCGGGTACCAGCGGCGGGCGAGCTCCTTGATGGAGGAGACGTCGATGACCCGGTAGTGCAGGTGGCCGACGAGCCCCGGCATGTCCCGGTCGAGGAAGGCCTTGTCGGTGCCCACCGAGTTGCCCGCCAGCGGTGCCTTCCCGGCCTCCGGCACCCACTCGCGCAGGTACGCCATGACCTGGTCCTGGGCGTCCGCCAGCGTGGTGCCGCCGGGCAGGGCGTCGAGGAGGCCGGACGTGGTGTGCATGTCCCGCACGAAGGGGTCCATCTGCTCCAGGGCCGCCGCCGGCGGGGCGATGACGACGTCGACGCCCTCGCCCAGGACGGTGAGCTCGGAGTCGGTGACGACCGCGGCGACCTCCACGAGCGCGTCGCGGGACAGGTCCAGCCCCGTCATCTCGCAGTCGATCCACACGATCTTGTCGTTGGGTTGGCTCACGGGGCTCAC